CAGTGGTATCAGCAGTGCCAATACCGATAGCCTGCTTGAATTCTGCCAGCGTTGCGTAGCTCATCAAATACCCCCAATTTCCAGTACGGTCAAAATCTGCCCGTTGTTTTCGCTGATAGCATACAAGGTCTGGCGCTCCATCAGCCTGATGGTGATGTGTTCACCCTTGCGCAACACAAACCCATTGGCAAGCGTCAGGTCACTTGCGCCAACGAGCACATCCTTGGAGTTATTAGCCAGCGCGTGCAGGTGCACTTCAGTGCCCGCCACATAGCCCTCACAGACTGATGCCGCTGCCGTGCCTACGCTCATTTGCCGGCTGCTCAGGTGTTGAATCATTGGGCGCTTTTCCCCCTCTTGGTGCGCTTAACGGTGGCACTCTCCCTAGCCTCGTGGATTAAAGCCGCCTCTACGGGCTCCGTAGGGGCAAATGCGGGGGTTTTAGCAGGGGGTACAGGCTGAGCGTAACCGTGCGCAAACAGGGCAAGCGCCTCATTGTCAGGCAGGTCAATCACCCCGCCGCGTGGCGGCCAAGGCTTGCCATCCCGTGTGCCAAGGATTCTCTCAAGCATCCGTACCAGCATTTGCTTTCCTTTCTAAGACTAAGGGGCTGGGCTTTCGCCCAGCCCCTTGCGTCAGTTACTAACCGCTGCTTTCAGCGATTAGGCAACATTTGCGCTCTTGTAGCTCTTGACAGCCGAAGCCTGCACAAGTGCTGACGCGCCGCGCACTTCAGCTCGGTACGAAACCAAGCCAAGGTTAAACGCATACTCGCGCGAAACATCAATGCGCACGCCGCCAACAAGCGCCGTGTAAATCTGCCCAAGGTCACCAAACAGGATTGCGCCTGCCGTGTCATCGGTCAGGTCAATGAGTGCCGCAGAATAAACTGGCGCGCCAAGCAGGCGGTCAGCATTATTTGCATCACCAGCGCGGAAAATCGGCTGACCCGTTGTGTCAACCAATCCCGTGACAACACCAAGCGTGGTGTCATTCATCAACCAGCCAGCCTTTGGAGCACGGCGGTAGACCTGATTGACACTGGCCTTAAGCTTCGCCAAATCGGTATAGGTTGGGTTTACGGAAACCGTACCCGTACCAGTTGCGCCAACCGTTGCCGCTGCGGCAATCGCCGTACCAGCAAACGCGCCGTGCGCAACTGCAACTTCCTGACCGCACTTGTCAGCAATCATTCCTGCAAGGTCAAAAGCCGCATCCTGCGCCAGCTCGTCTGACACCTGGATGAGGGTTGCATACTTGACCACTGATAGGTCAGCCTTGGAAAGTGTGCCATCGCTCTCAGCAATCGTGCCAGCCTCAGCAACGCTGCCAGCCGTACCAAGCGCCGTGACGCGTGGAATGCTGAAGGTATTGCCAGTGCTCGCGCGGATAACCGTAACGATATCTGGGTTAATGAATGGGTTGAACTGTCCCGCAACAACATTGACGCGGTCAGCAATCGTGACTGGGTTGCCCAGCCCCGTTGACTTCGTAACATCGCGGTATTCAAAGGTGCGCGCGCCGCCGTTGCGAGCAAGAGCACGGAGCTCTGCATTCTCATCAGCATCAGCCTTTGCAGCAGCCGGAGCAATCACAGCAGCAAACTCTGCGCGTGCAGCATCAGCAGCCGTGCGGGCCTCGGTGGCTTCCTTTTCAGAGCGGATTGCAGCGGCAACCGTAGCAGCCTCAGCAGTCAGCTTCTCAAAGCGAGCCTGTGACTCACCTTCAAGCGCCTCGCCCTTTGCGGCAAGGTCAGTAACGATTGACTGCGCTTCAGTCAAAAGGCTTGCACGCTTCTCGTGCAGATTCCTAATATCAGACATTTTCTATCTCCATTTCTCTATGCTTGTTTTGCCTATCGTGCTCGCCTAGCGGGCTTACTCTGCAGCGGGCGCACTCAAAGGTGGCGGGGCTGCGGTAGCGGGGCTGTTAGAGCGTATCGTTTGCCAGGCGCTCAAGCAGCAACTTGGCAGCCGCAACGCTGGGGTCAATCCCCTTGCGCGGTGACAACTTACTGCGTACCTGGTCAATAACCTCAAGGTCATCATCGCTGAGCGTTTGCGCAGCTTTGATTGCCTCAAGGGTAGTCATAAGGCGCTCAGCCTCAACACCGATTTTATCGGCGGAGAGCTTGCGCACAGCGGTGAGGCCAAGCGTTGCAGGGTAGGCAGGTGTTTGCCCAGCGCTCAACACAGAAACCTCAAACAGGTTGACTTCACGGATGGTGCGCTTATCGCCCTCCCACGCATCGCCGCCCTTAGGGGTGCTAAAGCCGAAGCTCATACCCATCGCAGCGGCCTCGTGCGTCAACTTAGAAATAACACCGGCGGCATCAGGGTCAGCAGGGTCAAGCTTCGCCTCAACGCGCAGCCCTCGCTCATCCTCTTGGAGTGAAAGCCGCCCGCTTGCCGTAGTGGCAAGGGCGCGGGTTTCATCGTGACCAAACAGGAAAGCAATCACCTTGCTGCCAGCGGCAGCGCGGCTGAGTGTGCGCTTGAATGCGCCTGGTGCAATCACCTCAGTGAATGGCAAGCCAGCGCTTGGCGTGTCAAACAGCGCAGCGTAGCCACTAAAGGTTTTCTGCCCATCCTCAGTATCAGTGACTGTGAATGCACCCATTGGTAGGGCGCGGCGCTCAAACTCTTTCACATCAAACCTTTCATCATTTGCCAGCGTGTTTAGCACGCGGTCTGCCCATTGTAGAACTCTGTCAGCGCCATTTGGGTCAGTAACCTCCACGCCCCAAAGGTAGCCCGCCACAGCGCCTGGCCCTGGAAACTCATCATTGGCTGCATCACTGTTGCGTGGTACGCCTTCCCAATCTTGGCGGTGGCGCAGAATCCACGCGCGCATCCGCGTAATCTTTTCATCCTCAACCTTGCCAGAGCGCAGCAGGCGCGCCTCGTCAACGGTTTCAGGCTGCAGCCCATCACCGGCATAACCGTTTTCAAAGTAGGTCAAGCCCTTGGCTGCCGCTGCGCTGATGTAGTCAGGCACATCAATCACCACACGCGCCTCATCGCTCTCATCCTCATCCATATCGTCAGCCTCGCCGCGCAGGATTTCCTCAGGCGTGTAGGCATCAATGCCCATACCCTCAGCGGCATCGCGCGCCTCTGGGTCATTGTCAATCACCAGCTCAATCTCATCACCGTATTCCTCTTGCAGCTTGGAATACTTATAAGCCTTAAAGGCCTCGTTTACGGCTGGGTTGCTCTCGCCAAAATCCTGCAGGTAAATCTGGCTGTAGGGCACATCATTGGCATCAAGCCATTCCTTGGTTTCAGCAAGGCGGTCAATGTTGCGCGCGCTCACCACAATCACCTCATCAGTGTAATCTTGCACGCGGCTTCAGCCACCCCGTATTACTCTAGGAATGGGCTGATGGTGAGAAAAGAGGCGAAGCAAAGCAACAAAAAGATTGACCTATTTGTTGCAGCCATTATGGCGCACAGCCGTGCTGGTACACTAGCAACCACAGTTGCGCCAAAGGCGGCGGCTGCGGTTCAATACATTGAGCTGTAGGGAGAAAAAGCGTGGGCATTGTTGACCGCATCCTTGGGCGAGAAACTAAAGATGAGCAGCGGGTGGTAGCACCTTGGTGGCCATCAGACTATCCGCAGAAAACTGCTGGCGTACACATCACACAGGAAAATGCAACTGCCATTGGGGCTGTATGGGCGGCAGTAAATCTCTACAGTTCAACGGTGGCAAGTTTGCCTTGGGGGGCTTACATCCGCAGCGGCGGTGTGCGCCAGCCGGTGAGCCGCCCGCGTTGGATGGATGTGCCGATTCCAAACAATCCAAACTTTACGAGCTTTGATTTCAAGCACCGCCTTGTAAGCAGCCTGCTGCTTGACGGCAATGCCTTCGTGCTTTTCCTTAAAGACTCATCAGGCAATGTGGTTGAAACGCGCGTGCTTGACCCGCAAAAGGTTGAGATTGTGCGCGGCGAAATGGGTGAGCCGCTTTACAAGGTAACCACACTTGAAGGCGCAACCACGCTGACCGCCGATAACATTGTGCACATCCCACTGTTTGCAACTGGCGAGAGCCTGCGCGGTATGTCACCGATTGAACACCACCGCGTAACGCTTGGGCTTGCCAGCGCAACGCAACTGTTTGGCGCGAAGTTCTATGAGCAGGGCGCAACGGTTGGCGGTGTGGTGAAGGTTCCTGGTGAGTTGACCGCAGACCAAGCAGAGAATCTGCGCGCAGGATTTGCACGCAGGCACGAGGGTGTTGACCGCGCTTGGCGCGTTGCAGTGCTCACGGGCGGCGCTGACTATTCACAAATGAGCGTAAAGATTTCTGACTTGCAACTGGTTGAAACACTTCACTGGGGTGTAGAAGCCATCGGGCGCATCTATGGTGTGCCCCTTCAATACCTGCAGTATCCAGGCGGCAACACTTCCTACTCAAGCGCAGAGGTGCTTGGGTAGGCGTGGCTAGTGCTTGGGCTTGCGCCAATGCTTG